AACGGGCCTCATGGTTTCAGGCCAACTGAGCGTAGCGGCTGAAAGTTTATTTGCATCGGCTTTGTAGGTCAGTTTGCCAGTGACCTTTATGGTCATCCCGTTCTGGAGCGGGATGCTTACAGTCCCTTCTTCCTTTACGGAATTATGGGCCAATGCGATGATTTCGTCTTCAATTGCAATTCTGCGTTCGTTTGCAGCCTTTTCCTCACTTTTGGCAATAAGCCATTGTTCGGAAAGGCTTTCCAGGTTTGGCATTTTTTGTTTCCCTCTTAAATGCCCGTTTCTTTTCTACCCCTATTGAGCAAAAGTCAAGTTGCTTTTTCATAAAAGGGGGACTACAAACGGAAAATCACCAAAGAGGGATAAAAAGATGGGCTGGATAAAGGGGCGAGAGAAACCTGCTTATTATATCGTTACTATTCTCGGCGGCGTAAAGAAGACGGCAGAGATATTAAATATCAGCCAATCGGCAGTCTCCAGGTGGATGTCGCCTGACGGAACGAAGGGGCAGATTCCGCTGAAATATTGGGATCGTCTCTTCGAGTATGCACGCGAGAAAAACATAAAACTAACGCCAGAAGACCTTCTTAAATAGTCGGGGTTTTCGCGTGAAAAACAGCGAATTTTTGCGGGCTGTGTACGGCCCGCTCGTCAATGAATATGGATGGACCACATCTTTTGCCGCATCGCCGGCAAGCGCGAGCGCCCAATGGCATGGCTCGCCGTGGACCGCGACCGAAACGCAGGAATATCTTATCGACAAGCGCGTCGATGATAATAATTATTTTTGTACTTCTACGCTTTACGCCCCTCCAGGCGAGAAGCGGTTGAGGCAAAAACGATACTTTCATCGTCTCGCCGTCCTTGCAATTGATGATCTTGATCCGTCCTTGGTTTACGGACCTATCTCTTATTTGATTGAATCGTCTCACCGGAAATATCAAGCGGGCGTCTTTCTCGATCCCGACGACCCCGATACAAAAGACGCTGCTCTCATCGAAACTCTGATGAAAGTTCTCGCGCACAAGAACTTTGTGCAAAACGACAGAAGCGGCAACAATTTAATTAGATATGTTAGATTGCCTGTCGGAGCGAATACCAAATATTCGCAAGTCTTCCCAGTTAAAGTGAAAATTTACGAACCTGGTATTGTTTATACTCTAAACGACGCTTGCGCTTCATTTGGCATTGACCTTGATCGTATCAAAGAAACTAACTTTTTCGAGAACAAGGAAACACCGCGCGAACGCATCAAGGCTAACGAATCAGAACAAATTGACGCGAGCGAATTTATTAAGGCAATCATTAATCCTAACTTGAAGGAGCGTTCTTATCACGAGCCGCTTCTTCGCCTTTCCTCAAAATTAATCGCAGCCGGTATGCACCCCGGCTCGGTCATTAATCACATTCGCTCTTTGATGCTCGCGTCTAAGCCGGACGATGATTCCGAAGAGCTTGAACGCTGGCAGCAGCGTTTCGGGAGCGAACTCGTTCGTATGGTCCAGGGCGCAACGGAAAAGTTTGCGTCACCGCGAGTAAATGAAACGATCAATAGCACCAGCGATTTGCTTCGCGACATAAAAACTGTGGGCGAAGCTATGGCTTCGGTTAGATGGCTCGTTCGTAATTTCATTCCCGCCGACAGCACCGGGATGATGTTTGGCGCGTCCGGCACTTTCAAATCATTTCTTGCACTTGATCTTGCGCTCCATGTCGCGCATGGGTTTGATTTTATGGGTAAGGCGACGAGGAAAGGGGCCGTTGCCTATGTCGCTTCAGAAGGCGGGGCTGGCATATACAGAAGAATAAAGGCGTGGCACGAACAACACGGGATTGTTGATTTCCCTCCTAATTTTTACATATGCACGGTCCCGCTTCAGCTTTCTGATCCGGCTGAAATAGATATGCTTGCGGCAGCGATTAAGGAAAAGACGAGAGATGCCGATAAGATGGAGCTTGTTGTAATCGACACGCTCTCCCAGACATTCGCTGGCGACGAAAACTCTGCCAGCGATATTTCCAATTATCTGCGCTCTATCAATAGCAAAGTGCGCGCAGCTTTTGAGACTACGACGCTTATAATTCACCATACCGGACACAATGCGACGGAACGCCCGCGTGGATCCTCAGCATTGACGGCAAATCTTGATTACCTACTGTCGGTTCACAAGCCCGACCCGCAAAGCATGACTGCGCGGCTAAACGTGTCTAAGCAAAAAGACGGCGAGCGGTTGGAAAACCTATATTTTAATTTGGAGAAAGTTGATTTAGGCCAGGACGAATACGGAGAAACCGTAGAGAGTTTATGCGCCGAATATATGGAGCAAAGCGGTAATGCCGCCCCGACTACAGGTAGGCGGTCAAAATACAAGGAAATCGCTCTTGCTCTTATACTCAAAAACGGAATTTCCTCGACGCACGAAATAAGAAATTCCTGCGCTGAGAATATGACCGGGGCCAATGCCGTTTCGATCTCACGGCGTGTTGCGACTACGCTCCGTGAGCTTGTCAAGGAAGGTAAAATTCGCGAAAAAACAAAGGGCGTTTGGGTGCCGGAGAACGGCAGCTAGTGGGGTTATGGCAGTCTCATTGATATTGCTGCCAGCCGCCGCCCTCCGACTTTTTAATCTTCTGTAATTAGCTCGTACAGAATCGAGGCATATCCGATAATATCGATGATGCTATCGGTATCGGATGGCGTTTGTTCCAACCGCGCCATTTTCAATTCGATCATCATAAGACAGTGTTGCTCTACGGATATTTCGCCATCAATATGCTTTTCCCACCGTTTAACGATTCGGTTGAAATTGGTATATGGATCACCATAGCGCTCACCGCGCAGTTTTAAGATTTCTTTTACGGTTTCAAGAAGCTGTTCTGCCCTCACCTCATCTCCCCTCTATTTTGTAAACAGTTTCGCAAGTAGCTTCCGCGACAACCTTAACAACGAAAATCTTACAGCACAAATCTTTGGCCGCCTGTTTTCTACATTCCAGCGCCGTCGCCTTGGCTTCTTCGTAATCGTTTGCGCCGCTGCCCACGCAGGAATTGTCAGCAAAAGATTTTATAACGTAAAAATTCACCATTCTTTGCGCACCCCCCATTCTTCCGCTTCATCATAGCCAGCGAGATATTCTTCGATCTCCTCCGGCGTTAAATCGGTTATCCTTTGGCCCTTCCCGGTTCCTTGCGGCCAATAGTGCGGGTCGCGGTCGCGCCAATAATAATAATCCGCCTGCCCTCGGTCACGCGGGGAGCCGTGTTTTGGTGCAATCATTTGACAAACCTCGCCGCGCCTTGCGGGATAACCGCGTTGACGAAATCGCGGCCCCAAATTTCAACAGCCCGCGCTCGGCTCATGCCTCGATTACGATTGTAAAGCAAGAGCGCGACCGATTCGGGATTGTTGGTCAAGAAAGCTTTGATTGTATGAATCGCGCTCGCCTTGCGTGCGATCTTGGACGTCAACAGACGGTCTAATTCTTCCTCTTCTCGCCGCCGCGCCTCGCGGTATTTCTTTTCGTAGTTAGACCGTCGCTCTCGCCATTCTGATTCAGACAACCCTTTAATAGCTGGTTTTACCATTTTCTCGCTCCCTGCATCTGTAACAGTCATAAAATTCCCGCCCATCGCAGCGGGCGGTGTCGCCTCGCCGCAGTTCCCCGCCGCATCGGCAGCGGGTCGCATATTTCACCTCTATTAGCTTCATATCGCCATCGCCAGTAGGATTGTTCCGATCACAACTGAAAGGCTTATGGCGGCTATGATGGTTTGCCAAAGTGGTTCTTTCTTCATTGTTTTGTTCCTCGTTTACCATTTCTCAACATTGTCTGTGAGTGTGTCCATAACGGGCCTTTTATGATGTTGCCGCGATTGCGCGTTGCCATGCGGCGTTTGCGTCTGCGGCGGTTTCGTAATTGCCCTCAACCATCGAACAGAACTCAGACAGCTTTCTTTGTTCCTGATCGGTTGGCCAACGCATGTCGGCAGGCAAATCCCAAGTGACGAAAATATCACCCGGGCCTTTCGCGTCACCGAAATGCTCCCACCGCGCTTGCAGCTGATAGCGGGTTGTATGGCACCCGAATGTGTCAGGTATTCTATGTGTTTTCCAAAAGCGCATCTGCTCGGCCTTTTATCTTCTGGCGGGGCAATCCCGCCGCTCAATTTCAAACCCAACATAGCACAAGGCTTGACTTGTGTCAAAAGCCTTGGTACACTGTGACTTGTAACGTAGCATGAGCCGCTAGTGAGATACGCTTACGTTTGCCCTTTCCGGCGTTGGCCGGTCGAAAAGCAGATCGAGCATCACCTTGAAAGCGGTGTTCCTGCGCGCGGGATATACGTTGAAGGGCGAGGGGCAGAAACGCTTGACGCCGCGATCCGCGCCACACGCAAGGGTGAGGCGCTTGAGGTTGTCGCGCTTCGGGTATTCGGGAGCCTTAGAGATATTCGCGCTGCGTTCGACGCGCTCAAAGCCAAGGGCGCTGGTGTCCGCGAAACAACCACGGGCCGGGAAACTTGGGACGACGGGATACCGCTCTACCACGACGCGCACCGCCAGCTTCACGGCGAAGCAAGCGCCGGGAGTAGGGCTGAAATGGCCCGTAGGGGCGCTAAGGGCGGCAAGATTGCAGCGAAGCGACATCAGGCCAAGCGCATGAATAAGGCCGAGGCACGCAAGATATGGCGCACGGCGGCGACCGCCGAGGAAGCGTTGCAGCAAATGCCAGGGTGGTCTCGGCAATCCGCGTATCGGCATTTGGGAAAACGGACATAGGAGCGGAACGTGCAGACGTTTTCAGGAGAATGCGTTTGTGGCCCTTGGGTTGGTCAGAAACTAGCGCATACGTCGAAGGTGAAAACGCTCTTGCGCAATATCCCCGGCGCGGAGCCGGTCGTGATCGGCGAATACAAGTTAAACGATTACGGTCAGTGGCATTGGTGGCCGACCGAAGAATACAGTGCGGCGAATATCCTGTTCGGCCCGGCAAGATCATAGGAGGGTAATCCCAAGCCCCGCGCCGCTGCCAAGGAAAGCCCAAATGGCCCACATAGCGTATTCCCGCCAGTCTAAACCATATTCCAGCCCTAGCAGCGCGAAACAAAGCCCAAGCGCCGCAATGGTGCACAGGCCGGAAAATATGCTAGACGCTTTGTCCCGTAGGTCAACGGCCTTTCGTTTTAATCTTGGCAATGGCATTTCTAATCCCTCTCTATTGGTTAGGTGCTAAGATTGCACCGCTGTGCCCTCTACAGGGTCGGGTGAAGCTATCTCCAATTCACTGATGAACGTTCCCTCGTCGCAATAAACCCATGAGTACCTATATGACTCAGGCGATCCAGCTCCCCACCTAATCATGGGCAAGTCACCTGGAATGTTGGGCGGCGTATGCTTTGCCACTATGCAGTGGCCCCACCTATCAAACTCAAGATCAGATCGGACATGCCATTTGGGAGGGAAACCCTTACCGCATGGGTAAGCGCCTAGTTCAACATGCAATTCCACAAGAGTCCCATCCTCAAGTCTTGCCCACCGCTTTAGTTTTGCGGTGGGGCCGTAGTTTTTCCCGCCGTCAATTTCTATCACGCCTCCCTCATTGCATTGTGTTTCAGCCTTGGCGTTTTCTATATCCTTTTCTTCGAACCATTCGCGGGGCTTGATTTGTAGGAATGTCCCCTTAATGACGGCGAAAGGTACGCAATCAAAGGCTTTCAGGATGCCGATTGCATCCTGTATATGTTCCGCTTTGTAACAAACCCACGGCCCACGCTTGAAATTGTGGATTGTTGCCTCGTCTTGCTTAATGGGTAGCAAGGCCCGGATTCTTTCCTCGGCCTCTAGCTTTGCGCGTTCCTCGGCGTGTCTTTTCTCAAGCTGTTGTAGCTTATTCATTTTCCCGGCCTCCTGAGCCTTAGTTAGTTGATACTCGATTAATCCTTAACTGATGTTCCCAGAAATCACGCTCTCCACGCCAATAGTCGGCCATAGTTAGTTAATAACCTCACCGCCCTTAGAAATTACCCATCCCGGTGCAAAAGTTGCTCCGGTTAGGTCCGCCCCCTGTAGGTCCGCTCCCCGTAGGTTCGCTTCCCATAGGTCCGCCCACTTTAGGTTCGCTCCCTGTAGGTTCGCTCCCCATAAGTTCGCTCCCTGTAGGTTCGCTCCCTGTAGGTTCGCTCCCTGTAGGTCCGCTCCATATAAGTTCGCTCCCCGTAGGTTTGCTTCCCATAGGTCCGCTCCCCATAGGTTCGCCTCCTGTAGGTTCGCGAGAAGGAGTTCGACACCCTGTAGGTCCGCTCCCCGTAGGTCCGCTCCCCGTAGGTCCG